AATGTATCCTGCCCGAATCAATCAAAAGCACGTTCAAGGAATTTCTCTCTAAGGGGGAAGTTCCTAACCTGTTATTGTGCGGTACAGCAGGTACAGGTAAGACTACAGTAGCACGAGCCCTGTGTGAAGAACTTGGTAGTGACTATATCATTATCAATGGTTCAGATGAGGGCCGTCAAATTGATACACTGCGAACTAAAATCAAACAGTTTGCTAGTGGTATGTCCTTCCTCGGCAAGCCTAAGGTTGTAATCATAGATGAGGCTGACTATCTAAACAGGGAGTCAGTACAACCTGCTCTCAGGGCTTTCATTGAGTCCTTTTCTGATAACTGTCGCTTTATATTCACTTGTAACTATAAACAAAAGATCATTACTCCTCTACACAGCAGGACTACGGTGATTGACTTTGGTTCACAAAAGGCAGACAAGGCTAAACTTGCCTCTTCCTTTATGAAACGTATGCAAGAGATACTCAAAGCAGAAGGAGTTGAATACGTAGACAAGGTGTTAGCTGAACTGTTGATGAAACACTATCCTGACTACAGGCGAGTGATAAACGAACTACAGCGATACAGTAGCTCTGGTGTCATTGACGAAGGTATCCTCAGCAACATAGGTGAGATCAATACAAAGGAACTTGTTTCAGCAATGAGAGAGAAGGACTGGAAGAAGATGCGTCAGTGGGTTGCTAACAATGTTGAATCAGACCCTCAAGGTATTTTCAGATACATCTATGATAGTTTGATTCCTGAGATCACAACCGTACCTCAAATGGTTGTACTTATTGCTGACTATCAATACAAGGCAGCGTTTGTTGCAGATCAGGAAATTAATCTGACTGCTTGCTTGACTGAACTGATGGCGAGCATGAAATTCAAATGAACATAATCCATGATGATGATACAGTCAGAATTTTTTACGAGAAAGGTGAAGGTAACAATACCCTTGTTTCTTTCTCTGGCATTGACTTCGACATATTTGGCTTCAATAATCTTAACAGAGATGCTCTTGACCGACCTGAGTTTGTAAAAGTTACTGCAGGAATGGGAGATAGATTTTGGGTTATTGACAAAAAAAGAACTTGGGGCAGTCACATTGATTGGGAGTGGGTGTCTAATTTTTTAAGTCCTTACTTTGATGGAAAAAATGTAGCAGCTTTAGGAAACTGTATGGGAGGAACAAACGCTATTAAGTTTGCTTACCATGCTGATGTACATCGAGTGATAGCATTTACACCTCACTGGAGTGTTGATCCTAATGAAGTTACTCACCAGTTTGACCGAAGGACTCAACCTTTAAGAGATATGGTATTAGCTTCTGGTTGGAAAAACTTAGAAGGAATGTTTAGACCTATGACAACCTATATTCATCTTTGGACACCGGATGAAGTTGATGTACCTCACATGATAAAGTTTCCTACTTTGCCTAACATAAAAAGATTTTATTTTCCTACTTCAAGCCACAGTGTAGCAAGAATGTTAAAAAATAATGGTGTATTAAATGAGCTGTTAGGTGAGTTTATTACAGCAGAGGATCCACAGTTAGGGGCATCTAAAGTATTAGACAAGGCAGGAATATTGCATGAGCTATCTTAAAGAGTTTGGACCTCCTGTTGAAGAGGTAGATGAAAAAGAATACGTTGAAAAGATTAAAAAGTTAAGTCCCTTTGAGTATCTAAACACTATTACCTACACTAAAAAAGATCTAATGACAGAGGACAATGAATCACAATATCCTGCCTTTATTATAAACAGAGGCCTGGGGTTCGGTGTTGATACTGTCATAGCAGCTAACGAAATGAACAGCAGGACACATATTGATTATCGTATGCAGTATGATTTTCTACGTGCTGTGATACGTAGGTCAAAAAGATATAACAAATGGATCAAGGCAGAGGAGAGTAATCTCGAAGCAGTAAAGGAATACTTTGGCTACAGTTATAACAAAGCTAAAGAAGCACTTACACTTCTCTCTGATAAGGATATAGCAGAGATAAAGAGTTGGTTGGCAACCTGTAAAGGTGGGAAATTATAAATACTTCTTGTTAATTTATGAATAATAATTTATAACAAAAGGTGTTTGAAATGATTGAACGAGATAATTTCTTTAGCATTGATTATCCCGACTACCAACCCTTAGAAATTCTGTTAGATGATCCTGAGAACTTTTTAAAGATTAAGGAGACACTTTCACGTATTGGTGTGGCTTCAAAAAAGGACAATACATTATATCAGTCCTGTCATATCCTGCACAAGCAGGGTAGATACTTTATTACACACTTCAAAGAGTTGTTTGCTCTGGACGGCAAAGAAGCCGACTTTATGGATAACGATTTAGAAAGACGAAATACTATAGCAAAGCTGTTACAAGACTGGGGCTTGCTTAAGATTGTGAGCGGGTTAGATGAAAACTCATTTGCTCCTCTCAGTCAAATTAAAATTATATCATATAAAGAAAAAGGTGAATGGAACCTTGTTCCGAAATATAACATTGGGAAGAAGCGCTAACATACAAACTAAGATACATTTAGTATTTTTAGCTTTATCATGTTTCTTTTTATATAAATGGCCATACAAAACTATTGTATTGTTTTGCCTTTTCTTTGTAGTTGCTGGGTTTTTAGTATCAGGCTTTTTGCATAGATACTGTACTCATAGGTCTTGGAATTGTCCAAGATGGTTAGAATATTTTTTTGTGTATCTAACAAGTACAGCAATGAGTGGATTATGTATTACGTGGGTTGCTTTACACAAAGACCATCACAGGTATACAGACAAAGAAGGTGACCCACACGGTCACTATGCAGGACTATGGAATAATTTAGCAATATTCTCATATGTTCCTACAAAAGGATCAGCATCAAGATGGATGTTAAAAGATCCACTATATCGTATGCAAATGGAATACTATTGGGTATTAGTTGCAGTCGGTGGACTGGTATGGACAAATATTTTTAGTTTATATAGTTGGATATTGTTTACTACTACTGTATTTGTTTGGCAGGTTAGTATAAACTTAATAGGACATAGTAAACTATTTGAGTCAGTGAATAGAAGTCATTTTCTTGCTGCCTTATGGGGTGGGGAACTATATCACAATGACCATCATAAGAATCCAATGAAAACAAGATTAGGAAAATTTGACTTTCCTTATCTTTTTATGATAAAATGGTATAAATAAAAGGCCCCCGTAAGGTGAAGTACATTTTATATGATACCGAGCGGGCGGCACCACTACGCCGATAGGGTAGTGTAACATTAAAACTCGCTTAATAAAGGAGCACAATTATGGTACGTAAATATACTACTGCCAACATGGCAGAAATTTTTGATAATGTAAGACCGTTTACTATAGGTTTTGATCGTTTGTTTGACAATCTTCACAATGTTTCAGAGATTCATAGTCCAAACTATCCCCCCTATAATATTATTGCGGATGATGATGAGCATTTCACTATTGAAATTGCTTGTGCAGGATTCGCTAAAGATGAATTTAATGTTCATTTACTTCCAGAGGGCAACAAGTTAATTGTCCAGGGCGTACAAGACCGAGGTGAGGATACTAGAAAATTCTATCACAAAGGTATTGGATCTCGTAACTTTACACATTCATTCGCACTTGCAGATGATGTTGAGGTTGTAGACAGTGTTTACTATGACGGTATCCTTGAGATCACCCTCAAACGTGTTGTACCCGAAGAAATGAAACCAAGACAAATTGAAGTAAAATAGATAAGGAGTTATTATGAGCATCCAAGTTTTAAAGTTAATGACCGGTGAGGACATCATTGGTGCAATAGAAGAAACCGAAGATTGTTATGTGGTTACTAAACCAGTGTGTGTCTTTGTCAGGCGAAATCCTGATAAGGAAAATTCTTTTAGACTTGGTGTAGCTCCTTGGGCACCTTATGCCTTAAACGCAGAGGTGCCCATTTTTAAAAATATGGTACTGTCAAAATTTAATCCGGATGTTTCTTTGGTAAATGAATATGAAAGACGTGGTTACTATGTGCCGAATGAAGTAGAAGTAAAAGAACCAGAACTCTTACAGGAGGCGTGATGTACGAATATAAAGCCAGAATTATTAGAGTTATAGACGGAGATACCGTAGACGTTGATATTGATTTAGGTTTTGGTATTTGGCTTACTGATGAAAGGGTTCGCATCATGGGTATTGATACTCCGGAATCTAGAACGAGAGATAAGGTTGAAAAAGTATTTGGAAAAGCGGCAAAAGAAAGACTCAAATCTCTACTCGGACCATATGCTACTCTAAAGACAAGAGTGGCAAAGGATGGTGAGGATAT